GTTGATGTTGTGGCTGATGGGTTTACTTGACCCAATACCTTAATGACATCAGTCATGAGGCACCCATTAACAAAAACTGAAACCGACGCATGGCAAGNGAGCCATCTTTATCGCCTTGGGTTTTTGCTAATTGCACATCGTTNTCCACAGTCTGGAACGTAAACTCTAGCGTGCGGCGAAACACCGCTTCGTTTTCGTAGNTNTATTCCTGCTGTGGTACAGGCATTGGGGTGTTACGTCTGGAGGTCATCGTCTNCCGTCCTGTCTCATCTCAAATCTAAGCGTACCCAATCGCCAGCCNTANCCTAATCCCGAGCTTTCAACNCGCACTACAGCATGACGCGCTCTGTTTCTAACGAACGACTGCGTTGATGTTGGCGTTACCGTGGACGTTGACAGCGTTGTTGCNNTCTCAAGCGGGAAGTTTGATCCCTTGATTACNATNTCTGCCGTTGCATCGCTCGAATTACCGCTAAATGTAAAGTCGGGAATGATGCGGTTCATATACATAAAGTATTCACCCTCACCCAACTCAACATCGCCTGACTCAATAAATGCCGTCATGGGCTGTCCGTCATCNTCAAAGCCAACTTCATGCTGATACAGGTAGTTATTGCCACCGTTGATTGCTGTTGTGGCCAGCGGCTTGTTACGTGTACCAGCACCAATCCAAGTGCCACGAGCCAGNGTGCCAACTGCCCACAGGTTCTCTTCATAATTATACGACACGTAATTGGTAATCTCAGTATCTCCAGTGCCTACCGGATAGAACCAGATAACCTCGTTGAAGTCGTTGTTCTCTGCCGCAAACACCTTAAACGCTTGGTCTTGGTTTAAGTTTGAAAACACATGATCTTTGACTGTGCATGGCAGTGGCTGTACCGCACCGTTGTAAACGTAGAAGTTGCCACGATCCATAAAGTACACCGCACCACGAGCATTGACTGCCGCGTTAGGTGAGATCATGGATATATCAGAACTCAAGCGCGTAAACTCAAAGATAAACGGCGAGCCAACAAAGCGCATCGAGTGCAAGCTGACATCTGTCCAAATCAGAATCTCCTGTCTGGCCTGTACTGCGCCAATAATCTGAGAGCCTGAGTTAATTCTTACACCGCCTGCNGTNTTGGTCGCAGTAGGCGTCCAGTCTGCCGCATTCTGCTGATCCGAGAATCGAACAAACAGTGGGTCAATGTTTGATGAGCCAATTGGATTGGTGCCAAACGCAATGACGTGCTGGTCAATGTCAGACACCATAACCTGTAGTGCAATCGTTGGTGTATTCGATGCACCTGCCAGACTGCCGATTTCTATTGCACGAGTGCCTGTACCGCTTGACTCATCCCAGTAGTAGATACCACCGCCACGAGCATTAAAGATTAGGTCTTCACCAAAGTTGTCCTGACTATACAAGCGAAGCTGACCTGCGGCTGACACGGAACTTGCACTGCCCCATGTTGATGCGCCCCATGCACCAGCGCCCCATCCTGTACCACTGACAAAGGTGTTCAGTCCAGTATTGATCTGATACGTGCCAACCGTTGATGAGCCACCGTTGCCAGTATCGCTGGCATTTGCTGTGACCTCCGCATTGTCGGCGTCTTTTGCAATGATCGTGTAACTGTTAGTGTCCGGCACTGTGGCAATCTGATACTCCTTGTTGAGCACCGTTGCTGTAATGTTGCCACCTAAGGTAACCGCACCAGAAAAGGTCACGAAGTCGTTGACTACCGCGCCGTGCGCTGTGTCTGAGACTGTGATGGTTGACGATCCGTTGGTCGCAGAAAACGTTACGTCGCCTGCCGCAGTTGTTGCCCGGATAGGAGTAATGTCGTTAAACGAACTGCCTTCTGCCACATAGAACTTAAGGTTGGTGCCCAGCCCTATGTATTTGATCGACTCTAACGATGACCAATCGTGTAATGATCGACAAATCCCAAGAAAAGAATCCGTACTGAACTTCTGCCAGCCGCCTATTTTTTCTGGACGACCCTTCCTAAACCTAATCTTGTCAGAGTCGAACCAGCCTGCATCAGCAGTGTACTCCGTCCCTTCCTTATCAACTCCGGGATTGAACTGAATTTTGGCTAGTGGCATTAGTCATACCTCAACGAAACTGGCTACCAGCCAGACCTAAATTATATCTACCAAATCCACCAATGCCGCCATAGCCTCCACCAAAAGACACAGGAGGTGGCGGGGTGTAGACCGCTGGCGCACCACTAAACACCTGATTGCCGCCCTGACCCGGTGGNAACTGCATTACAGGGGGAGCCGATTGAGCAGGAGGTGGCGGCACATACGGCTGATAATGCGGCTGATCAAAACCATATATATTGCTTGGCACGCCATAGCCAGAAAACTGTCCTTGATATGGATTCATGCGCCCATACTGAGAACCAAAAAATGGCATCTGAAATTGTGTGTTTCTGCCCGGCACGCGAGGCGGCTGGCGCGGTGGCATGCTAGGCGGTTTTGGCATCGGAAACGGGAAGTTTCTTGGTGGTCCAAAAACGGGAGGTCTGCCTCTGCTTCCGGGAGAGAATCGGCCACGATCTATCATGTCCTCAAAGCTACCCCTGCCTACAGGATCACCTCTGCCTCCCTTTCCTCCTATACCACTCGCCATTCCTCGACCACCGCCTCTGCCACCCTTGCTACCCATGCCAAATGGTGCATCAGGATTTGGGGATCTAGGGCCAACAGTGCCTCGGCTTTCTAAATCCTCGCGCATGTAATCTGGTATGGCGGGAAGATTAATTCTTTCAGGCGCAGGCGTAGGCATTGGTTGCATCTTGATTGGCTCAAGTTTTACCGGCTCTCTTGGCGGTTTAATTCCACCAGTCCTGTACTCACCTGTGCGCTCATCAAAATTTGGCGTGCCTCCTGCATACACAGTGCCACCAGACTTAGGGGGTAGGCCCAAGATCTCTCTAGCTTGGGCTTCAGCGTTAGAATACTCAGCGTCGGTATATCTGTTTGTTCTTCGTGGGGCAGGGTCGGGACGCGCAATGGGCTGATTAATGGGATCGAACTGGCGACGACCCGGCAAAGGCTGTCCCCTCATAGTAGGAGGAACAATGCCGTCTGTCTGATACGGGTTTGATCTACCGCCTTTGCTTCCTAGGCCGCCACCGATGTTGTCTGGCCCTTGGTTTTGCATAAGCGGCATGGGCATTGGCTGAATATTAGTTGCTTGCTGATCATCCATGCGAACAATCTGCTCATTGAAGGGTTGTGTTTGCGGCACACCCCCACCAAAACCACCCATGTCCATGCCCATACCGGGTTCTTGCATCTGTGCGAATGAACCCTGACCGCCACCTTTACTCATTGTAATCACCTGTACGAATCATATCGGTTACATCCAAGGCGCGTGTACCCACTTGGCTGGCCCATCGACTATCAAGAAACTCCATTGCCGCTGTTTCGTAATCATGTACGTTCATGGCCGCAATAGCCTTAGAAAACTTGCGAAGAGAAGTGATACCAATGTTGAAGCACAGGTTGATCATTGCATCCTGCCTAACGTCATCTAGCTCTTTGAACCAATCGAAGTTGAACTCCAACTCATCCCGGCATCTTTTTATATCATTGCTCAATAGATAATCTATCTCGTCCTCAGACAAACCAATACCGCCGTTGCTGTCTAAGTTTCTACCCACACCCACAGTGATCTTGTTTTCACTGCACAGGTAGGCATGAGTCCTGACGCCTTCGTGTACCTTTAACTGCTCAATTAGCTTGCTCATTTGCTGTTCGTCTTGCTTGCGCCGAAATAGAAGGCAACAACACTAGAAACGATACCGCCTAGGTAGCCAAGAATAAGATTGACTATGCCGTCGTCATTGGCTTCTGGCGGCTGTATTGTCACCATGAAGATATATCCACCGAAGAGCGAGACTGACAACAAAGCAATAGCTCTGGCTGTCCAGTCTTCTTTAAATGACTCTCTAGCATGTTGCGTATCCTTTGTTTCTAGCGCGAATACATCAACCTCAAGCTCTTTCATCCTGACTTCAAAGTCAAGCTCAGCTTTTTTGATCTCAGCTAACTGCTCTGGGGTAGCCTGCTGAAGGGCTTTCTCGATCTTCTGAGGGGTAGGATCACAACCCAATACGTCAGCCAGCATAGTAGCCGCCGCGCCTCCTACAGGACCGCCTAGGGCCGCCCCAAGGGTAGGTGCTAAGTCACCGATCAAACCTTTGATTGCATCAAACTTCATCGAAAGAACTCCACTGCGCCAAGACAAGCAATAATAAATGGATACATAGCCAACAGCATACGCTCTATCTTGTTAAAGCGCTCCTGACCTTGATCTAAACGCTTCTCCATCATTTCACGCATAAGCTTGCACTCGGCCTCGTGTATCTCAATACGGCGCAATGCCTCTTCTGCTGTATCCATTAACCACCACCCAAAGGATTCACGGCGTCAATTGCCGTCCAAACATCATCCATGTCACGCTCAAACCTCTGAAGCCGAACATCTAATGTTTCTAAACTCTCAAGCTTTGAGTTGACTCTAATCTCTGACTCGCCAACTGTTTTCTCTGCACTAGCAATTCGGTCTCTAATATCTAGCAGTTCCCCTTGAGCTTTCATGATTTGCTCTAGGTTTGTGCCTAACTCGGTAAGCTTGCCTTGTAAGTTTTCAACATCAGCCGTAGCTATTGCTTGCTCCATGTTTGAAAGGCTTACTTCCATTGCTTGCAAGCGAGTATTGCTTTGCTCTTTGAGGTCTTCAAACCTCGCAACTAGCGCGTCTGCCTTTGCACTTGCTTCTACAACAGCCTCTGACTGTTCGTTAAGCTGTGCAAAAAACTGAGAAGCCGCCCAGATTCCGCCCCCGATTGTTGAGCCAAAACTGATAACAATAGCGATCCAAACGCCCTTGATGGACGTGTCGCCGACATTAAGCTCTAAATCTTCAAGGGCCACCGTTCAAGCACTCCTCTTGATTCTCAGCAAACCAACAGCCACCTTCTGGACTGGTGATCCAAAATTCTTCTGTCTCTGCTCTAGTAAGCACCTCTGGCGCAGTTACAAAGTAATTGCCTACTTGCAGTCCCTGTATCGTGGCTCCGTCGTCAAACGACACCCAGACCGCTGTTGTGTCTAGGTCAAAGAAAATAGATGCGGCCTCTTCAAAAGTTACGTTG